ATGGAGAAATGAAAAGATGAATGTATTGATTCCAATGGCTGGTGCAGGTAGTAGATTTGCACAAGCAGGATACACCTTCCCTAAACCATTAATTGAGGTTAGTGGAAAACCTATGATTCAAGTTGTAGTTGATAATCTCAATGTTGAATCACATTTTATATTCATCGTACAGAAAGAACATTATGAAAAATATAGTTTAAAGTACCTACTGAATGTTATTGCACCAAACTGTAAGATTGTACAAGTTGATGGGCTCACTGGAGGTGCCGCATGTACAACATTACTTGCAAAGGAATTTATTGATAATGATGCACCATTGGTAATGGCTAATTCAGATCAATTTGTTGAATGGAACTCAAATGAATGCTTATATGCATTTACTGCCGACTCTATTGACGGTGGAATCGTCACATTCGAAGCAACACATCCTAAATGGTCTTATGCAAAATTAGGAGAAGATGGTTTCGTGTCTGAAGTTGCAGAAAAACGCCCCATCAGCAACTTAGCAACAGTTGGAATTTATTATTGGAAACATGGATCTGATTATGTTAAATATGCAGAACAAATGATTGCAAAAAACATCCGCGTTAACAATGAATTTTACGTTTGTCCAGTCTTTAATGAAGCAATTGGTGACGGTAAAAAAGTTCGTGTTAAAAACATTGAACAGATGTGGGGTATTGGAACTCCAGAAGATTTAAATTATTTTTTGGATAACTACAAAGAATAACCTATAGAGAGAATGTAATATGTTAGAATCATTATTTCAAAATCATTATAATGATTGGAGAGAAAAGAGAATAAAAAAAATAGAAAATCTTTTGTCTGTTAACTTTATCAAAAATAAATCTATTTTGGAAGTAGCATGTGGGTTAGGTGATATAGGAAATTATTTTAGAACTACACATAATTGTAGTATTACATTTACAGAAGGCAGAAAAGAATATCTGCCTATAATTCGGTCAAAAAATCCAAATAGTGAAATACATCAATTAAATCATGAAGAAAACTGGAACCTAAACAAAAAATTTGATTTTGTGATAAATTTTGGATTACTTTATCACCTTTATAATTGGAAACAAGATTTAATTTGTTCACTGAATCATACTGACATTTTGGTTTTAGAAACGGAAGTAGCAGATTCGGACAAGCCCTTCTTCGAATATGAATTTACCGATAGAAATGATTACGACCAATCGATAACAGAAACTAGAAGAGTTAAAAGAGTTTCTGCAAACCACATAGAACATGTTTTAGAAGAAAACAATTTTTCGTTTGTTAGGTATGATGATGAAGATTTAAATTCAACAATGCACATTTATGATTGGAAAGTATCAGGATCATCTGAAAAAGAAAATTTGGATCCCAATAATGACATGGGTAGAAGAAGATTCTGGATAGCAAAAAGAAAATGAAAATAGCGTTGGTTACTGGCGGTCAACCAAGATTCAGAGGTGCATGGACAACAAATTTTACATCATTATCAAGTGACAATGAACTACACCTTTACATGTATCTATGGAAAGATTATGGTAAAGCCAAAAAATTTGACAATGACGAAAAGGAAATAACTGAAGATAATATTGAAAAATTAATTGTAAAAAATCTGCCTAAAAATTGTTTGTTAAAAAAATTTATTCAATGCGATATGCCAAAATATGAAGAAATAGTACCAGAAGATATCAATTCATTTTCAAGAGCAAGTGGTTCTGTTCCTTCAGATAAGCATTATACGGAAAGATTGTATATGCAGCATTATTCTCTTCATAAAGCTTTCTGTTTGATTGACGAAGAATATGATTGTGTGATAAGATATAGATTGGATGGAAACACAGAATATAAAATTGATTTAAATAAATTTAATTTAAATGAGGCCATTTACATACCTGATAGTATGAGATTTTCTGAATATCGTGATTTTTGTCCGGAAATTAATGACCAGTATGCAATTGGAAGTATGAAATCTATGAAAGTTTATTTCGATCTTTATAACAAACTCTCTCAATATATAAGAGAAGATTCAAAATGTTTTCATTTCGAAACAATACTAAGTTATCACATGGTTAAAAATTCTATAAACGTAAAATCGGCTGAATTCCAATACAGGTTAGAAAGGTGAAAAATGAAAGTTGCTATTGTTCTTACTGGGCATATGAGATGTTGGAAACAAGTTTATCCAAATTTCAAACAACGTCTTGTTGATAGGTATGACCCAGATATTTTTATCGAGACATGGGAAGATGAAGCATATTGGGATCCACACAGTCAACATGGAATAGTTAAAGATGCTCCAAGAGTAAACTTTGACGATCTAAGAAATACTTACAGACCAATTGCAATGAGATTTGACTCATATGAAAAATATCAAACCTCATTCGAAGAAAGAGCAAAGCAATATTCAAACTTCTACCATGTTCCTAAAAACATCATATCGATGTTATTTAAATTAGGGCGAGGAATTTTAATGTTAGAAGATTATATGTTTCTAACAGGTAAAACTTATGATCTTGTTATAAGAATGCGCCCAGATTTAGTTTTTAATGAACCTCTTCCTGAATTTGATCCGAATAAATTTTATACGTTAGGGTATAGGAACCATATGGGGCAAGGAACCTCAGATATGATTCAAGTGGGCAATTTTTTTACAATAAGCCTTTTCTCTAAACTATTACACCATCTTCCTCAGATTTATAGAGAAACAGGATTACTTTGCCCACATGTTGTTTCAGAACATTTCATAAGAAGATTGGGTTTCCCATGGGAAGAATTCATGATTGATAAAACTATCATGCACACACCTCTCGGAGAATATAAACGAAAGGAGATGTATTTGAAATGAAATACATAGCACATAGGGGTCTAATAAATGGACCGGATAAGACTCTCGAAAATGATCCCGAACAAATAAAAAAAGTTTTGGACAAAGGTTTTGATTGCGAAATAGATGTATGGGCAATTTATGATAAGTGGTTCCTTGGGCATGACGAACCTCAATACGAAGTGCCTGTTAGTTTTTTAGGTAAACAGGGGCTTTGGATACACTGTAAAAATCTGGATGCATTGTATAAACTTAATGACTTACCTATTCACTATGAATACTTCTGGCATCAAAATGATGATTTCACTTTGACTTCAGGTAATCTCATATGGACATATCCTGGTAAGCATTTAACAAGGAAATCTATTGCTGTATTACCTGAAATAAATCAAGAATATTGGGATTATGTAAAAAGTTTAAATATTTTTGGAGTTTGCACAGATTATGTCGAAAAATTCATTTCCGAAATTAGCTCTTTGCCTGTCGGGCCAACCAAGAAGTTATTTTGATGCCTATCAATATGTTAAAAAGAACCTCTTAGATCATTTCACTGTTGATGTTTTTGCGCACTCTTGGAAAAGTTCAAATCAATTAAATCAACTAAAAATATATGAAGAAATAAACGCAATCTATTCTCCATTGCTTTTATTGTTTGACAAGCCTTTGAATACCAACATCAATAGTGATATGGTAGTTACTAATTCGTCACATCCAGCAAATTTCTGTACCTCGATGTTTTACTCGATACAAAAGGCTGACCATTTTAGGGTTGTCACAGAAGCCACTTTGAGTAAAAAATATGATTTTGTAATTCGAAGTAGATTTGATTTGGCCTTGAATTCTGTTATAGATTTCACAAAATTAGAAAAAGGAAAAGTCTATATTTCAAAAGATTTTGATGGTCCAAATCCATTATTAAATGATCAATTTGCAATAGCTGATCCTGATACAATGAATATTTACTCAAGCACATATTTTTTTCTGAGATATCACTATGATAGAGGTGTGACACTTTGTGGGCACTCTATGTTGGAAGCACAATTAAAATTGTTCAACATTCCAGTAGAAAGGATTGACATTAATCACCCATTCCAAGACGGTAGGTTTAATATAGGAAGGCATTCTCTTATCAGATCAGATATGGACAAATGGGTGGACATTAAAATCTGGGGTTACTAAATACCAAATAGTCACAGTGTACTAAAATCGAGGTATAATGATTTCGTTTTCAAAATTCTTACTGGAACAACAAGATCCGGAAGAAGGCGCAAGCCGCCAAATAAAACATTTAACACATGTTGAAGACAGGCCTCTCCAGACGGGAGAAAAAGGTGCTTTGCGCTCTCTGTCCGTTCTAAAGGCTGCTGCTGATCACGTTGCTTCAGGTAAAAAAAGCTCAGAATTGACAACAAAATATGATGGTTCTCCTTCAATCGTTTATGGGCATCACCCAGACAGTGGTAAGTTTTTTGTTGCATCCAAGTCAGCTTTCAATAAAACACCTAAGATTAATTATACCGAAAAGGACATAGAAAAAAATCACGGGCATGCACCTGGGCTCGTGGAAAAATTAAAACACGCTTTGAGGCATTTACCAAAAACAACTCCAGAAACCGGAGTGTACCAAGGTGATATGATGTTTTCACCTGAAGACAAAAAAACTTCCAAAACAGGTGGTGTGTCTTTTAATCCTAATCCCTCAGGTTTAACTTATACTGCACATGGTGATTTAGGTAAAAAAGCTAAAAAAGCAAAGATTGGTGTCGTAACTCATTTAAAATATGAAGGAAAAGATTCTGGTAGTTTAAACGCCTCACATGAAGTTGACCATGAAAATTTTAAAGAACATTCTGACGTTTTTACTGTAAATCCTCAGATGGACACATCAAAAGTACATTTTGGTCCAAAAGAAAGAGCAGAATTCAATAAACATATAGCAGCCGCAGAAGCCGTACATAACACTCACGGTGATGACATGTATGCTGGAACTAGCACACATCACGGAATAGGTGGGCATCTGGAGTCCTATATAAATCACACTGTAAGAAGTGGTGAGACACCTAATCATCAAAACTTTAAGAATTGGCTGGAAACAAAGAAAAATAAAGAAATTGATAAGCTAAAAGTTGAAAAAAATAAAAAAGCAAAGTCAGAAGAATTAGGAAAAGAGCTTTCAAAGATAGAATCAAACAAAAAACATTATAATAATTTATTTAAAATTCATGGGCACCTACAAAAAGCAAAAAATGTTCTTATTAATGTTATGAATCAGCATCAACAATTTCAACACCAACATGCAGGTGAGAATGCTAATCCTGAAGGATATGTGTTTCACCATAAAAACGACACCGATAAATTTGTAAACAGACAAGAATTCTCCAAAAGGAATTTTGAGGGAATAAGAAACATATGAAAACTTTCCTAGAAAAAGTAGAAGACGATAACAGAACTGAGAAGCCAGTTGTAATGGCTTTCGGGCGCATGAATCCACCAACAATCGGGCATGAAAAACTAGTAAATAGGGTTCGAGACATTGCTCGGGACTACAATGCGCCGCATCACATAATCTTATCACATTCAACGGACTCAAAAAAGAATCCTCTACTCGTCAACAGAAAACTGGTACATGCAAAAAGATTTTTCCCTGGAGCAAACATAACATCTTCAAGTAAAGAGTTTCCGACTTTCTTACAGCATGCTGCTAGATTAAATCAAATGGGTCATGATCATTTAATCATGGTCGGAGGTTCGGACCGTGTTGATGAATACCATGAAAAACTTCATCAGTATAATGGCAAACTTTATAACTTCAAAAAAATAGAAGTTAAGTCTGCCGGGGAAAGAGATCCTGATGCAGAGGGTATTGAAGGTATGTCTGCTTCTAAAATGAGAGAACATGCTAAAAACAATGACTTTGCATCCTTTAAACAAGGTGTACCTGCACATTTACCAGAAAAACATGCGAGAGAACTATTTAAAGATGTTAGAGGTGGAATGGGTATACATGAAGATGTAAATCATGGCTTGTTTAAAGCCATCTTCGTGACGGGTGGTCCAGGTTCTGGTAAAGATATTATCATTAGAGAATGTATATCGCAGCAGAACGCAGTAGAATTAAACGCTACCCTTGCTATTTCAATATTGAACGATAAACACAAATTATACGAACAATCCAGTGATATTCGTAGGGAAGCAATACGTAAACGCAGACCACTAATCATAAATGGCACAACAAATGAAGAATTTAAGATTGTAGAAATAAAAAACGAATTGGAAGAATTGGGTTATGAAACAATGATGGTGTTTGTTAACACTACGAACGAATCTTCGAAAAAGAGAAACCTAGGTTTGACCAGAATGATGCTAGAGTCGGTTCGTCAAGAGCGTTGGGAAATGACCCAAATTATTGCCGAAAAATTTAAAAATATTTTTACAAAATTTATTGAGTTTGACAATTCAATTGATTTAAGAGAAGCAACCGATATTGAATTGAACAAGAAAGAAGAAGATATAACTTTAGTAAATGAATTGACTA